ACTCTAGGCCGGCGCTTCGGACAGACTGAGAAAGCATCTGCATCCTCTCTACTGGATTTGTCGCCTCCACCATCCTCATGGTGCTAAGATATGTTCCGCCAAGTATGGCATTTAATTGGCTAACGGAATCTGCGGCTCCTTTAAATGTATCGAACTGCTTGGCTGTACTAACTAATTTCTCTATCGCCATACCAGACTCTTTCGCTGCGGCTTCCAACTGTATAAAGACACCAATTGCACCCCTTCCATGTTCCATTAATTGTGGGCCCAGTGTGGTGAAATCTGACATCATCTTTTGGGTGGAAATATCTAGTTGGCCGGCCAATGAGAATAATTGTCCCGTAACATTTGCAGCTTGTGTTCCGGTCATGCCCATGCTTCTGGTTAGAATCTCCATGGTGTTTGCAGATGTTTCGGCCTCCACGCCCATTGTGCTAAGTACTGCGGCTGTTCTCTTAACCGCATTTTGATGTTGCGATGACATACTCGTAAATGCGCTCGTAGACGAATACAAAGATCCCATTAAGGCGGAGGCATCCTCCATGGAAAGACCTAAACTATAATATTTGGCCTCTAGAGGCTCTATCATGTTAACGAACTTTTGGGATGCACCGGTTGCCCTCTTAAAGGCAGATGTTTGCTGATCTATGGCATTCGTCAGTGTCATGGATTGATGTACTATACCCATAAGTCCCGCACTGACACCCTCAGTCATCTTCAGTGCGGTAGATCCCCACCGGTTCTGCCTGTCGGCCATGGTTTCGGTTCTATCTGCTAGCTCATCCAATACAGAACCGAAGCTTTTTCCAGAACCAATCCCAGCAGCCATGGTTGCAGTGATATCACTAGACCATTGATTAGTTATGCCCCACATTCCCTGCACTCTTGCTTGAATGGATCCGGCAATATCAGCAAAGCCAGAGGTTACCTCGTTGAGTTCCCTAATTTGTTCTCTAAGTCGTGCAACCGCGGCTTCTTGGCCATCAAGAGAAGCCTTGTATTGCATTTCAGCTTGCAGGAGTTCTAGAAGTGCCTCTCTCTGTAAAGCAGTTTGTTCGACTAGTTTCTGGGCAGATAAAAGCTTTCTATTGTCAACAGATTCAGAGACTTTACCGTGATCAATGGCCGCGGCGCTTAGGCTTTTATACGCCTTTTCAGCGGCCTTCAGGTTGCGGGCAGCCTGTGCTGTTCTTTCTGCTGAATAATCGTCAGGTGGTGACATGTGCTACTCCCTACTTAAAAGGCCACTTAATGCCGGTTATTCTTTCGAAAGCATTTGTCGCCTTCTTGAGTTTGGACTTGTCCTTGTAGGTCCTAGGGTCTTCTAGCCCATACGCCCTGGCTGTCTCAATATATTTCTTCTCGTTACCAATTGCCTTAGCAAAAGCATCTACCTCTCGTGGGGAGCCTTTTACTGACACTGGAATTGAAGAGCCTCCGAACATGCGGTTTAATATAGTTTTTACATGGTATCCGAACATGGCAAGCCAGCTTTCGTCAAGCCGATTCTCTTTTAGCTTGTCAAGGTCGATAACAATCTCTGTTAGCTTGTCTTCTTTTAAAAATTTCATACCAGTGCCCTCTGTAATGTAAATAGTATCCAACAGAAATAAAGCCCAACCGTAATTATCTACCAGTTCCGGACTGTGCCTTCCTATATGCTTCCTCGGTCGCCTTATTCTCGTCATCTTTTTGCTTAATTAGACGATCAAGGAACCATCTACGGATCTGGATCGGAAGATTGTATGCCTCAGAGAAGCTCCAACCTCCATAATATTTCATTACAAAGAATTCTTCATAAACAGCAGCGATATACTTATTGTCTAGGCCAAAAAAAGTCCACAGTAAATGGAACCTCCAGTCCTTGCGCATGGCCGCAAGAAGCACAAGAGAACTCTTGTGCCATGTCGATATTTGGTACGACTTTTTGGTATGTTGTCCTGAGATATCGGGAATCTCTTGCCGGCATGTGTTCTATAAATTTGGAAATCATTTCTCCGGAGCTATCTCCGTTAACTGAAACGATCATTTGTCGCAATTGATCTGTCAGAAATGTTAGTGGAAGCTTATTTTTTTTCTTCATCTCGGACATCTTGTTAAGACGATCCTCATCATACCCATTCATGAGCCTTACACCAACTTCTACATTGGAAACAGGCATTGTCATCTTGAATGTTCCACTTTTCTCAATCACTATTCCACCTTCAAAAACATCATTTTCGTTGGCTTCATATATGGAATATTGACTCAGATCAAATGTCTGCTCAACAGACTTTGCGCAAGCAGGACATCTTACCTGTGTACGATAATCTGGGCCATATCCAGTTATTCTGGTTGCCACTATAAGGGCATTCTTATCTCCGATCAGCATACTTTTAACATCAATTCCCTTATCAACCAACACATTCTGCAATAGTCTGTCTATTGCCATGCCCTTTTTGATGAGAGTTTCAGATGTCAGAATATCTTCGTCTTTTGCTGTCATATGTTTAATTTCAACCTCTTCTTTTCCACAGAGAGAGTGTCCTTCTGGATAGAACCTTCCACGGGAAGGAAGTTCCACGAACTCTGTTGGAGTAGAGAAAGAAAAAGAAGCTCCTGATTGGGCTTCTCTTGCCTGAGGGGGCTCATCACTATCGATGCTTTTCGTCCCCAGACGATCTTCGTTATTTCTCAATTTTCACCTCTAAAATTTTTAATTTGAATCTATGCTAAGAAACCGACCCTAGCTTCCAAAGGCCATCATTCGGGCCCATGTTCCCACCATTGAGATTGTCGGTCTTGCCGTGCCTCTCTAAGGATGCCCAGTCATATCTTATCTCGATGGTTACATCAGAAAGAGAATCTCCGCTGTAGTCAAGCCCACTAAGGTTTACACTCTTAATCCAAGCATTGTGTAGTTTCCATTCTTCAATTGCCTTAGTTTCTACACCTTCTCCGTCCAGTTGCATTATTGTAACTGTTCCTAGTGCCGCTACAGACTTTGATTTTGAAGGAGATTCCAATGCATTGGAATCTGTCGGGGGCTTATACCCAGCCATCTCAATTGCTTTAAGCATAGTTGCAGCGGCATCTGGCTCTAGTGGATCAACAAGTGTACAAGATATTGAGTTCCAAGTGACTCGGCCAGGATAATAAAATGTATGGTTTAGATATTCGTGAGAAGCTTCGCTAAGAGAAACACTTGGCTTATCAATGCTTTTAACGAACCAAGAGCAGCCGTGATCGCCTAGGCCTGAAAATTTTGCAACAAACCTATATTGCCTTTTCGGATCTCTATTATCTACGGTTGATTCGTCTGTCCAAAATGCCATTTATTTAATTCTCCTATGGTTTTCTATTGCCTTTACAGTAAATAGTGGCGAGGGGCGAAAAGCCCCTCATTTATTTGCTTAGTCCTCAAATGCAGCGCCTGTTCTGGTGATAACGAAGTCAACTGCGATGAACTCAATTGATCTTGCAGGCTTTAAGAAAATCTTAGCATACATAATATTTCTATCAATTAAATCGGCAGTCGTCGTTGTATCATCAAGGACAACTTTAAACTCTGTCAAGCCAAATCGTGATTGGATTGATGACAGGAAAGGCTCGACCTGTCCAGAGAATCGATCCCATGTAGTTTTGACATTGTTATCAAACAAGATCGTTGCTGCAATTCTAGAAACTTCTTTCTTGACATAAATCATGAGCCTACGAACATTAATTCGATCCAAAGCAGATGAAGTCTGTTGTAATGTCTTCTGTCCGAAGATTACAATTCCTTCTGCTGGGAACTTAGCAATCGGGTTGATGTTGTTCAAGTAGAGATCATCTCTCTTCTTGGATGTCAGTCTTTCAGTCAGACCTATAACAGTAAGACCTGCGGAGCCATCATGGCCTCCCAGTCCTCCGCGATTGAATCCTGCTGGGGCGAACCAAAGCTCGGAAGATGAATCGGAGCTTGCAAAAGTACCAAGAGCGGCAACTGAAGGCGGCACATATAATGGCTTGCCGCCTTTTGATCTGTCTGAAATCTGGACCCAGGGATAGTAGCAACAACCGTAGCTGTTGTTGATATCGCGAGTCTGCATAGTGCTGATTGCTGTTGGCACCGAACCTAGACGATTAGAGAAAGACTCTGTGCTTTCAGTCCATGCATCATATACATTTTCTATATCAATGATCGCCAGCGCATCGCCTCTATCTTGGCATGCATTCATCAGCTTGTCTGTCAATGTTGAATTTGTGATGCCCGGCATCGTCATGATGTTGCACTCAACAGCCTCATCGTCAGCAACCATATTAATTGCCCTGAAGATACTGTTATAGGGAGCATTGGCAAGTTCTGTGCCGTCGTCAAGTTTAGTGTTGCGGAAAGGCTCTGCCTCTTTGATGTCCAAGCCATCATGGCCGCCGTACATTGGCGCCCAGAACTGGCGAACATGATCCAAAACAGACTTATAGCTGCTATTGACGGCAGTAATAGAAGTCTCGTCCGATCTAGAGCCTGATATGTCATAATAGGCATTAGCAGATCCAGAGATGTCATCCAGCGAGAATACCCACGAATATTCCGTTCCGGTCGGTGGACCTGTCAGCGTGTCAAATCGGCCTGCGATTGTTGTGTCGAACGGTAAGCCAATCATATAGTCTCCATATCCTGGATCGGGGTGTCTAACAGTTGCAGTCTTTGTTGCGCTTACGCCGAAATACGCATCACCACTTAAAGTCATGCCGTGTTCCGAATATGTTCTCTTAGCAGAAGCAGGGAAGATCCAAGATCCTGTAAATCCGCCGACTGAAGCGGAAACGCATTGTCCAACCTCAATGGGTGGGCGTTCAGCATGCACTCCGGCCGGAAGGAAATCTTTATTGGTGTTACTAGCCGCCAAAGGCATCGCACTGTGCGCAATACCGCCAGTGACAAATCCTCTTGTCCATGTTGTCTCGGTATGCAAAGGAGTGGCCGTTTTTGGTTGAAGTACATAGGAAGCCGAGGTGTAGCCGATTGGGCCAACTGCCACGGCGCCAGATTGCGCGGTGTATGAGAAGCCCACTGAGCGAAGTGGCCCAGTGACGCCGAAAGGAAGATGGGCCTTTTTGAGCACATGGCCGATATCCGGATTCATCTCGATTCGGACATATTTAGAACGATTAACATATTCGCCCTTCTCTGTGTGGATCTTGTTAGCATCAGACCAGCTTAAGTATTTATCGCCAACTTTATAGGCAACATAATCAGCCGAATTTGGATTCAAAGTACAGTTTGCAAATTTCTCAAGCGGTTCATCAATATCATATGCATCTGCACGATAAACAGCGACACTAAAGGTGCCCCAAGGAGATGTCGATGTGGTGCCGGCTACCAAATCCTCGATAGCAATTTTAATATTTTTGTTTGCCCACGCGCCATAATCAAGAGAATGGAACTTAAATAGTCTGGTTGTGGTGTTGGGAGCACTGTGGGAAGTTGCGCGGCCCAAGTCCTGAGAAAAGAACCAACCTGTCTGTGCATTAACCCAGCCGTTTTTCCTATCCGCCCAGTTAGCATCTTGAGTTTCGCCCACTGCACCAGAAGCAAGAGGAAGAATTACGCCCCATTGCTCCCCAACACCGGTTGCGGTATTGTCTGCAAGGTGCCTGTCAAAGGTTTCTCCCAACCAATAATGCTGCTTCCCTTCGGTAACATTAGCCGAGTTAACGACGATGTTGTTTGTGACAGACGGTGATGTGTTAAACGCATTTCTTATGTATTTTGGCGTGAACTTGCCGGTGTGGTTAAAGTTGAAAGTAAAATCTTGTACCTTTGCGTTATCATACCAAAGCTGTGCTTTAAATTGGTTTGCAACGGCATCCTCGTCCGATCTTGACTTAATAAGAACACCCTGAGATGCCGTAACTGCACTGTCCTGACTTCTCGTTGTTCCGGAAAGAATTATTGCACCTCCTTCGTTGACATACCATATAGCGGCCAAACTTCCAGTATAGTGAGTGGTGCCGGAACCTGAATCAATAATGAATAATCCAAATGCTCCTGCATTTGAAGCCGGTGTCGCGGAAGGACCTGTGGTTGTGGTTGTGGACCAGCCAGAAGTCGTGGAGGTCGCAGAATCGTTGTCTTCTCCGAGCAAACGAACTATAGTTGCGGGGGCGGTACCAGGGGCTAGCCATGCCTTGGCTGCATAGCCAGCGTATGTCGGGCCGGGATAAACGCCATCTCGCCAGACATCGCCATCATAAGTGCCGCCTGGATGTGGATTGCCGAAAATATCGACATATTCCTGTATGGAGCTAACCTTGACAGGCCTCATTGCCGGGCCCTTTGTTGTTCTACCAATAATAACTGGCCCCATTACCTCCGGAGCTATTGGGTTTTGTGATTCATCAATTTCACTGATAAAAATTCCAGGTGAAATGAATGTGAATTTATTTAGGGCTGACATATAGTTTTCTCCTTAAAATATTACTACGAACACTACGCTATTCTCATAATAAATAGTATTTTGTTTCCCGAAAGCCTCAACAAGATTGAACTATGAACAATTTATTGGACA